AATGTATCCAAGGTCTAATTTTCATATAGACTTCTTCCAACATTTCTACATCACGCCTATTATATTTCTCCATATTTAGAAGTGCCTTTTCATCGCCATCTACGCACTTTTTCCAAAGTTCAAAGTTGGTTTCTATTTTTACTTTGAAACCAAATACTCTGGCCAAGGCGTTCAGATTATTATGAGAAAATCCAAATTGCCTCTTTGCTACACTACAAGTATCTATAGTTTGATATGGGGCCGTAGGTGGTAGACCATTTACAATGAACCTGGTGTTCATATTTGGAACATCAAACTTATCACCATTATGAGCAATTACAATATCGGCTTCATTCAAAAGTTTCCACAGGCTTTTTACAATTCTACTGTCGTCCTCTCTTCTAGCTTCCTTACCAGTAAGCCTATCTGAAATAATCTCATCAGAGAATAGCCACTTTGCGGACCAGCATAGAGCAAACCATTCTGATAAAACCTGTTCTTCATTTACGTTTGTATTCCAAAGTCTGGTTGCAAAGATATATGCCTTTAGTGGGGAAGTTTCTATATCAAAGATCAATACTTTGGGAAGTCTGACTATGTTTTTAGCACTTCCGGTTACATATTTGAGATAGCATCCTGGGTGGGTAGCTCCAGAATGACGGTGAATACATCTAAAATGAAATGGATCTACTTTCCTTGCTTCATGTGTCATAATTTTTTCTCCATATAGTTTATTCATTATTATGTGTTGGTCTCCTTAATATCTTATGTTTCAGGTTACTAGCCATAAATAGGATTAATTTCTCTTGTTCTTTTGGAGATAGGTGATGCCTCCTTGATACTTCTCGTATAAAACCGTCGTTCGTAAATTCTCCTCCAAGAGAGAATGCAATTCGTTCACAAATATTCTTATATATTTTTGATACTGTGTCTCTTCCCAACCCGATTTGAGATTCTATATCACCAAAAAGATAACCCTCTGTGATAAGAGATAAGATACGTTTTTCTTGAACAGAGAACATATTATTCTCTATCATTCCAGTTATCTTCTTTTCAATTACTAATAGATTATTATAGTCATCAGAATCAAAATCATGTGATTCTTTGATCTGAGGGGTCTCCATTAGTAAACGAGATACTATCCAGCTAATTTCTGCCTCCATCCAGCATAAGAAAGTTGCTGGCCTCTATTCATACCTCTAATTCCAGAATAACTCAACGGCATTTTAATAACCCATTTCCTTATAACAAGCTGTAATATATGAACACTGATAACACTTTTTTGTAAATAGTCCTATTGGAAGAAGTACATTATCTCGTATAGATATAATGGCAGCGGGAATTACATTGTTAATTATACTATATTCTACAATTTTATCTCTTGAATAAGGTATGATCCCTCCGTCTACAAGACATACTTTTAATACACTTGTAGGAGATTTTTCAAATATTTGTTCATATACATACTGATATAGAATGAATTGGGGATCTCTACTTATAGTTCCAGAGAACGTAACAGACGCTTTCCAGTCTATAATAATTCCAGAGGATGTAATCCTGTCCATTTTTCCTACGATAAATGCAGTTCCAAATGGGATCTTAAATCTATACTCTATTTTATCATTGTCCGAAACTAAAAAAGAAAATAGCAGAAAGAAATTAGAAATGCAAAGACGCACTTTATCACAATACTTTGGAGTCAACTTATTCTTCTTTGATAGGTCATCAGCATACATAATAGCACTATCTTCATCATCCCAGGATCTTTCCAGAGTAGAGTGAACTATATTTCCAACTATCATTTCAGGAGTTTGTACTGATAATTCTGGAAAATTTAGACGATAAAAGACCTTCTTGGGACACTCCAAGTAATCTCTTAATAATGAAGCGGAAATAAAAATAGAATCGTTAGGCATTTATAGCCCTCTCTGAGGCGTTGAGACTTCTCCACATACTTAAGAATTCTTTATATAGGTCTAAACGAGACTTCAATCTCTCTAGTTTAGCAGTGGCCAGAATAAGTTTCTCTCTAATGGGGATTAACTCTCCACTAAACCCAGTGTAAGCATAGGTAGATCCTATAAGAGTCATGGACGGTATCTTTCCCCCAATAAGATATACGGGGTTAGTCATAACTTCTTTTATTATCCTGGCCTCTTCTTGTTTTATTTCTTTATCCAGCATTAACTTCTCTACAATTGTGGCGGCTATGTCGTCAGCAATAGTTACTAGATCACTAAAGTCTGGTAGTTTCTTGAGGATTTCTGCGGCTGTAATTTCCATTATCTTCCTTTCTATATTTTACTAGGTACTTATATCGAATAGTACTAAATATTGAAACAATTTGATAAACTTGTTTGTATTCTTCTCCCAAGAAAGATGCGTCTCCCGTAAGTCGTTGCATCTCATCTGAGAATTCGTCCTCGGATGGTACTTTTTCCAAAGTTTTTACAAGAGTTCTAAATACAAAGTAAGGACTTATGTAACTAGATTCTTTGAAACCGTCCCAACCATTACAATAAATTCCAATGCTATCTAAAAGTGCTTTTCTTATTTCTTTCTCTTCTATATTGAGACTCTTACTAATATCCTTATTAGAGGAACCCGATACACTTGCTAACATTATATCATAGTTCGATAAAAAGTCAAGTATATCTGGACTTATATGTAGGAGCCTAGATATGTTCTTTCTTATAGTGGTCCATCTCTTTGGTCTGTTCATCTAATCTCCTCTGTAAATCAGTTAACTGATTTATCAGGGCAGCAAAGATGTACACATCTAATACTACAAATACTCTACTTCCTTCTCTTGCCCCTGAAAACTTTCCTATAAGAAATGGAATTGAATATGTATTCTTTGCTTCGTGAAAAATCTTATCCAGCCATTCTTTTCTCATGGTGAACTGTTTAGCGCCACCATAGCCGGCCTTTGCTTCTCCTCTCAACTTTTTTGGAAGATTCTTTACCTCTCCAATCAAATCTGAGAATAAAAATGGTATCTCCATCCGTGTGCCAATAGCACCACTGGTGGGTATACGCTTCCACTTACTATCATTTATTATTTCCGTAAGTAATACTACTGCTTCGCGTTCGAAAATATTGCCTTTGATTTTACTATAGGCTGGCATATCTAATCCTCCGTAACTTGAGCAGTTGTTCCTTGGAATCCTAATTTTACCATTCCGGTAGGACCATTGCGCTGCTTCAAGATAATAAATTCTATCTTGCCCTTATCTTTGGTCTCTTTATCATAAACCTCATCTCTGTATAGACCTATGATAAAGTCCGCATCCTCCTCAAGATTGCCGCATTGTCTCAGATCAGCACTTACGGGTCTCTTGTTATCTCGATGTTCCACATCTCTGTTTAGCTGTGAAAGTACAACCGCAGTGATGTCCAACTGGTTGGCCAGTAATTTCAATTTCCTGGATATTCTTCCCAATTCCTGCGTTTGGTCTGCGTCTCTTTCAGAAAGTAATTGAATATAGTCAATATAAATTACTTTTGTATTATATAGAGAATTGTATTTTCTAATAGTGGACTCTATTTGTTCCACAGAACTTGTGAAATTCATATCTATATACAGAGGATAATTGGCCATTTTCTTAGATGCGTCTCTTAACGCTTCCATCTCCGGTTTCTTTAATATTCCTTGTCTAATATCAAATAATGGTATTCCAGTTTCCAAGGACATAAATCTCTCCATTAGGGGTTGGCGTGTCATTTCTTTAGAAAAGATGAGGGATGGAACTCCGATCCTGGCATTTCTGAGAGCAGAACAACTCATTATCGAACTTTTCCCCATGCCGGGCCTGCCGCCTATATACCATAAATCTCCACCATCAAATCCTCCAGTTAAAGTATCTACTTTCTTTATCCCAGTAGAAGATCCACGTATGCCTGGGTTATTTACTCGATCTACAATTTCATTAAATGAATCTTTTAGAAGAGAACCAATTGCGTAGGTCCCCTCTCCTCCTGAATCCGTTAACAATTTCTCCAAGTTTCCCTGGAATTGAGAAATACTATCGTCTATGGTACTTATCTTTAAGTTATCTAAAGATATACTAGAGGTCAGATTAAGAAGTGTTTTAAGTTTATAAGAGTTCTTCACTATCCGAATAAATTCAGGGAAATTCTCACGGGTATATGTTTGACTCTCTAAATGAGTTATATACTGCTCTCCACCACAAAACTCTACTTTATTAAGCGACTTGGCATAATTCAGAACCATAACTTTATCAGGAAGTAGGTGTTTCTCTCCAATGTCAAGCATAATAGAGAAGATATTCTGGTGTGTATTTGTTACAAACATATAACTCTTAAGCCCCTCCAGACTATATACCAGGTCTGGATTATTTATTATAATGGAAAGAACCGCTATCTCTGGTTCTACAGAGAGTACATTATTATTTTCCATCATTCCATTTTCCTTACTTTAATTGGGTTTTCTTTTTGCTCCTCAATTCTATCTGAAATAGATTTCGCATCCTTATCTAAATTCTTGTAAGCATCATTCAATACAACTATTGCCATCTTTTGTTCCATTCTTCTCTTGCAATAGTAAGATAAAAGTCCGAACATATTTTCCTTGATCTCCGCCTTCTCATACGAGAACAGATCTAAAACAGCAAAGAACGGTACATATTTTCCATATACCTTTAGTAGTTTATTGAACATAATAACGTCTTGAACAGAGAATGGCTTATCAAAGATTCCCTCATAGAACCTTGCAAGTACATTTCCGGGTCTATCGGTTTTCTCTAATTTCTCGTAGTATAGGTCTGCTATATTTTCCATTATCTAGTCCCATGATCCATGATGAATTGCAACAGCAGAACATCCACATTTCAAGTAAACTTCCATATTACCTCTTTACCTGAGAATACATAATTTCATCTACGAGTCCATTTTCAAGACATTCAGTGGCATTGAACCAAGAATCATGTTGAAGTAGTTTTTCTACTTTTTTTCTGGAGAATTTTGTACAACTAGCATAAAATTCTCTGAGGTTGTTCATTGACATATCATACAAGTGCATATCGTCTTTTAACTGTTCGTATGTTCCCCAAGCAATAGAACTAAGTTGGTGAATTAGCATGAATGAGTTCGGAAGAATGAATCTTCTGGTACAAGCACAACTAAGAATGGTAGCGGCACTTGCGGCATAACCCTCAACAATAGAATAAATAGGAGTTTCTATTTGTTGAAGTTGGCTTGCAATATTGAAAGCAGTAAACAAACCACCACCAGGGGACTCGATGTGTAACCAAATCGGAATCGGCAAATGTTCTGGTAGAAGCATTCTTGATAAATACTCGCTTCTAAGTCTACTATCCAACTCTCTGATTGTTCTGATAAGAGCCAGACATCTATCAGAATCTACTTCGGAATAAAAGTAAATATGGTTATCAATAGTTTCTACAGTTAATTTCGGAATATTTGCTGCGTCCGCTTTAATTGGACCAGGAGCAGCCTCATCAGCACTAAATTTAGATCTTGGAAAAAATGACATCAGTTTATTATCCTTTCTATGAGAGGGGGAGAGGTGGGACGCATTGTGCGGTTTCGTCTACTTGGCTTTCGCCGCCCACCCTCACTATATTACTTTAGAAGCTCGGCGATTTCTTGCTTGACGCTCTCGGCTACATCTGCTTGTGCTTCTCCTTGAGGGTCGGGTACAGCACTACGACGAGCAGCAAAAATATCTCTCAGACTAATACCCTTCTGAAGATCTCCGATTTCCTCCGGAGTTAATTCAATAGCGACTTTGGTAAGATCAAACTTATCCTCGGCCCTATACTCCACAGGATCTCTCTTATCTGTAAGAGGAATTGGGGAAATGTTCTGTTGTTTACCAGCCCCGGTCACATAAAGAACAATATCAAAAGTATTGATTCCTAATCTGTCTCCATTTGCATCCAGTACACTTTCATGGATACCATTTAGCAATTCGGCTAGAGTAACTCCTTTTGCCAAGACCTTAATCTTGTTCAGAGGGGCTTCTTGTTCTGCTATGATTGGCTGGCTACAATGTGGACAGATTGGGGAAAAATTAGGTCCCATTTTCTTTACCTCTGCGTGGCAATTCTTACAAATCTTTACCGGAGTCTTATCGAAAACGTTGACCGCATAGCGTTCTTGTTTCGGACTCCACCCAGGAATCTCATGGTAAGAATCTGGATTTTCGGCATAAATTCTGATGTTGCTTGCACAAACGGGACAATCCTCGCCAAGACATTTGATAGATACTCCCTTGATATAATGAGTATGGAATTTGTAAGCCTCTTCTGGTGTGTCTATTATACGGATAGTTGTTTGGCCTGGTGTTAAGTCTAAATGTTCCGTCTTGCGAAAACTGGTTGACTTTTCTGGCCTGGTTGTATCAAAGAATGACATTGTTTATTCTCCTTCTTTTTGTTTTAGTCCGGCATCATATCCGGCCATAATTGCATTTGCAAACCAACCTAGCATTGTTCCTTCATCGGTTGGGATCTCTGGATGTTCTTTTATGGTCTTTAACCACTCGGTGGTCCAAATTTGTGCATCCATTGTGTCATGTAAATTTACTGGCATTGTTTACTCTCCTTTTAATTTCTTACTTTCTCTTTCCAAAAACTCTGCGTTTGAAATTTCTGGCTTTGGAAAGAGAATGGCTGAAATTGCACTAAGAGTTTCGGCTCTTTCAAATTCAAGAAACTCCATAGATTTCGCCAATTCTTCCAAGTCAAGTGTCTTAGATTTCTCATAGAGTTTTAGATAAACTCTGTAAGAAATCTCTGCATCTACCATTTGAAGATATCTGATCTTGCTGACCAGTTCCTCATTCATACATATTACATCTGGTAGATCGTTGATTTCGTCTATAAACTTTACGTTTACGTATTGTCCAAGAGGAAAAAGTCTTTCATATTTTAATGATCGTTCCATTATTATTAACTCCTTTCTGGAATATTATTTCTAGTTATGAAACCAAGTTCTTCTGCATTGAATCATTGTTCATCTCCTTCTAAATCTTCATTCTCTTTTTCTAAATCAACGGATGGTAAATTCTCCGAAGCAACCCAATTATAACATATATCTCTGATTTTAGCAAGGAGATCTGGGTTATTGCTTAGAGCTTCTGAGGTCTTGGCCACTCCCTGACCAATTGTTTCTCCCTCGAAAACATAGTAAGAACCTTTCTTTTTGAGCACTCCGAGCATCTCTGAGAACATAATAGTATCCCTAATACTATCTATTCCTTTCCCAAAGTAAAGAGGGATCAGGAAACTTCTGAATGGAGGAGCCAGTTTGTTCTTCTTCACAGTGAATTTTACATTAATTCCTACTGACTCTGTTCCCTGCTTTATCTCCTCTCCTTTGGATAAAGAAATTCTTATGGATGCAAAGTGCTTCAGAGCGTGTCCGCCTGGTGTACCATATCCTTTTACATAAGAACCTATGAGATCTCTCACTTGGTTAATGAAAACAAAAGCTACGTTGTTTCTTCCAATCAAGACCGCATTTCTTCTCAGCCATACCGTCATTAGCTTTGGAACCAGTCCTACGGTTGGTTCAGTAAGTTCTTTGTTCTTCTCAGCTATAGGAGCCAAAGCCCCAATAGAATCTAAGATAATGCACCCAAACTCGCCCGACTTTATTCCTATCTCACAGGCCGACATGTTATCCTCGGCCGTTTCTGGATGTAAAATAACAAGTTTACTTCTTTCTAACTCCTCTCCTAATAGATCAAACACCGTTTCATAGTTTATCATGTTCTCGGCGTCTACATACAAGACTTTGATACCAGCCTTGATAGCACTCCTAGCAATTGAGAGAGCGAGTGATGTTTTTCCACCTCCTTCTGGTCCAAAGATTTCGGTAATTCTACCCCTAGGAATCCCA